AGGTTCTGCTGCTGGGCCATGAGCTCGTTGAACCGGGCGGACTTCTCCTCCATGGTCAAGTTCGGATCTTCGATCACGGCGTCCATCTCCGCCTGCAACTCGTCGTAGGTCTTGCCGCTGGTGACGGGCTCGGCCACGGGTTCGGTCGGAGTCGGCACCGCCGCCTCGGGGACGGGCTCGGGGGGCGGCGCCGCAGCCTCAGCCTTCTTCTTCGCCTTGGACTTGGCCACCGCTTTCTTGGTGTCTTCGGCGGGAGCGATCACCTTGGGCTCCGCTTCCCCGAACATGAAGCGGTAGAAGTTGTCGGGGTTGGCCAGCTTGGGCTCGTTGGTCGCACCACCCAGCCCACGGATCATCGTGCGCACGCGGGAACGGCGCATCCGCAGGGTGAGCAGCTTGTCCCGCAACGACTCCACCGGATCGAAGCCCTGCCTCGAGAACTGGCTGATGATGAACTGCTTCATCCGGTGGGTATCGAGAGTCTGGCGGCTCATGTTGTAGCCCATCGCCTGCAACATGGTCTTGCGGGTGAACGGCGAGCCGGGGGCGACGAGCTCCTTCTGCAGCAGCTGCATCTTCTCGTCCTGGCGTGAAGTGGGAGCGCCGCTGGGGTTGAGGGCAATCTCGTCTTGGAGCAGCTTGATGTCCCGCTCGACTTCGGACTTCGTGCGCCCGGAGAACACCTGGAATCCCATGTGATCGAACATCTCGGCGAACTGGCGCATCTCGTCGGAGTGCTTGGTCTTGGCCGCGGCGATCATCGCGTTGATGATCTCCCCGCGGTAGACGTCGGCGTTGATGATGTCGCCCTCGCTCATCCCCCCGAACAGGTTGCGAGTGATGTACTCGCTGAGGGAGTCGTCGCCCACCACCCGGCGGATCGAATCGAATACCTCGACCAGATCTTCCCGGCTCATGTTGGTGCCGTACTGACTGAGGATGCGGTTGGCGTTCTGGATGTACTGGTCTGCCACGTCGGCCGCTTCAGCACCCAGCAGGTCGCGCATGATCTGGATGTCCTGGCGGGTAGGCGAGCGCTGACCGTTGACCAGCTGGGTGAAGAACTCCTGCCCGCTGTCGATGACCGCCTTCATCCCGGCGTACTCGGTGGTGACCGAATCCTCGAAGCCCTTGATCGCATCATCGAGCCGCTTCCACTGACGGGTGTACTCGGCGAGCTCCTCGGCGGTAGGCGGGTTCTCGATCACATCGATCTGACGCTGCAAGAACTCGGCTCGGCGCAGGTGGCTCTCGCTGTCGCTCGCTGACATCAAAGCGAGCTCGTTGCGCATCTGCTGCAGCTGGTCGGGCTGGGGCGGATTGTGGATCCGCTGGATGATGATGGCGAGTTGGTCGCGCTCGATGTTGGCGGTGCCGTCGAGCACCGACAGCTTCAGCCGGTTGGCTTCGAGGGTCATCGCCCCCGACTCGACCGTGGCTTCGAGGCGAGCGATCTCATCCTCGAGCTCATCGACGGTCATCGTGGCGCTGTAGCGGTCGTACTTGGAGATCTCCACGTGGCTGCGCCCAGCCCGGCGTGCCGCGTCGATTCCCTTCTGGACTTCCTGGGCCGTCGACTTGAGGTATGCCCCGGAGTCGATCATCTCCTGAGCTTCCTCGACGGTGAGGTTGATCTTCTGCGGGAAAGCCATCCCCGAAATGGTCACCGTCTCGTCGCCACGGTTGAGGGCCTTGGTCAGCGCCTGGCGACGGCGGGTGATGGCGTTCTTCGTCTCCTGCAAGTCCGAGGCGATGCGAGGGACGTACTGCTCCAATTCGGCTCGCCTGCGAGCGGGATAGTCGATGCGCTCGCGCAGGTTGCGGACATCGCGCAGGTACGAGACGGCATCGTCCACGTCCATCACCCGCTTGGTGGCGAAGTCCAGCATCGCCATGATCTCTTGATCCATGAAGCCGGTGTCGGGCTCCTCCAACTCGTTCATCAACCGCTTGGCTTCGCCCATCTTGTTCTGGGCCTTCTTCTTGGCCCGGGCATCGAGGTAGCCGGTCTCCTCGAACTCCCGATCGATGCGAGAGATGATTGCCTGCTGCTCATCCGCCACGTTCTGGTGCTTGGCGATCTTGGCCTCGTAGGCGGCCCACTTCTTGGTGACGCCTCCGCCGATGAGCTTCTCCACACTGTCGATCTGGTCGTCCAGCACCCGCACCTCGTCGCGCAGACCCTGGGCCAGGATGTAGGCACCCAGGTCAGGTGAAGGCTCGCCACCCATGGCAAGGAACGAGGCGTACCGGGTCATGAACTCCGTCGTGCGGTTGACGTCGTGGATGGCCTGTTCCAACGCCGCCGCCGTGCGGGGATCAGGCGCCCCGCGCATCGGCAAGCCGGTCGTGGGATCGATGTTGGGGATGACCCGGGGCTTGCCGGTCTTGGGATCGATGTCATCGGGATTGATCAGCGGGCGGGTCTCGTCGCCGTAGTCCCCGCCGTACAGCCGGGAGTAGTACTCGAGTTGCGCCAGCTGATGCTCGTAGCTGGCGAGTTGGCGATCGTTGATCGCTCCCGCCACCTTCAACTCGGTACCCAGATCTCGGCCGCGGTTCCCGAACTGCACGGCCTTCTCAGCCTGATCGGTCAGCTTCATCGATCCACCCGGCGGGCGGGTCGACATGTGGATAGCGAGGTAGGGAGCGGTGTCCTTCTCGGGCTTGGGGTAGATCATCCGCGCCCGCTGGATCCGAGCCACCTCGTTGGCGTACTCATCGAGCGTGGCCTCGGTAGCCAGCTGAGCTCGGGTGTAACCCGGACCTCGGCGAGCCTCGATGTCTTTGATCACCGCCCGGGCGTGCTGCAGGGCGATCGGATCATCGGTCCCTTCCACGATCTTGTAGTACTCGGAGTCGTTGAGCATGGCGTAGGAGTCGCGCAGCAGAGCGTCGTCGTCGGGGTGGAGGGTCCCGCGCTTGCCGGGGGGTGTTCCGGCAGGCCCGACCATTTCCTGGAACCGTTGCTCGACCAGGAAGTCATCCGACAGCGGGACCACCCGCACCGGGGTGGGGACCGAGACTGTGGTGTCTTCGACGTCAGGGCGGTAGCCGATCAAGTTGGCCCGAGCCGAGCGCAGGGCCTCCTGCTCATCACGATCGATCGAAGCCAGCTGCTCACGGATGCGGACCGAGCGCGGCACCTGGGGAATCGCAGCCCGCTCGGCGTTCTTGCGGATCGCGTCGTTCTGCTTGGCGATCTTCTGGGCGTAAGCCTCCTTGCGCGCCCGAACCGCCTTGACCGGACGTTCGAGTTGGTTCAACCTGCGCTGGCGGCGGCGGAGCTCTTTGTCGATGGCAGCGATCCGCTTCTGCCGGGCGATGGCTTCATCCAACACCGCCTGCATCGCCGTGCCCCGGTACTTCTCGTAGCCGTAGGCGGCGATCTCGTGGTTCAGCTTGTTGAACTGGTCCTGCAGCCCGTCCAGTTCCTTCTCGTACTGGCGGACCTTGGCGTAGTGCTCCTTGGGCCGCCGGGTCCATTCGACCATGGAGTAGCGATTGGTCTCGGCGTCCAGGCTCTCCTGAGCCATCTTGATCTTCTCGGCCAACTCGTCTCGCTGAGCCATCACCGCTTCGGCCTTGGGGTCCCGAGCCTTGGGCGGGATGGTGATGTTGCCGTTGCCATCCATGGCCAGCGGCGAGTACTTGGAGTTCATCTTGACGTCGAGCAGCGCCTGCTCGTTCATCCGCTCGAGTTGGATGCGGCGAACTTCTTCCTTGATCGCGAGGGACTCGCGGTACTCGGGGGTTCGCATCCACTGGCGCTCGACGGCGTTGTCCTTGGCCGCTTGGGCCCGCATCTGCCCCATCTGCTGGGGAGTGAACGGCAGGGGCTCCTGCTCGGGCCACTCCCGAGGAGCGGCACCGCCACCAGCGGGTGAGCCGAGCGCGTTCTCCTCCTGCCGACGTCGCAGGGTCTGCAGCCGCTTGTCAGCGAACTCCATGTTGGCCTTGGCCCTGGTGATCGGCTCGGCGAACTGCTGGTAGAGATCCTCGGCCTCCTTGAGCCGCCCTTCCTGGATCGCCTTGATCTGAGCGTCGATATCGATGCGGGCTTGAGTGTTGCCGACACCCTTGAGCGAGTTGCGCTGAGCCTTGAGCTCCTCCACCTCGTTGCGGATCCCTTGCAGGTGAGTCCTGGCCTCCTCCAAGTTCGGGCGGTGGATCTCCATCTGCTCGGCGAGCTCGGTCTCGGCCCGAGAGACCTGGGCCTGCTGGCTCTGGATCTCGGCATCGAAGTCCCGGGTCTCGGGCGAGCTCTCCCCCAGCACGGCCTTACGCCGGGCGTCATAGTCGGCCCGGATCATGTCGGGATTACGAGTGCCCTCGGCATACACCGGGTGGTATCCAACGATCCGGTTGCCCTCGGCGGTGTACTCCGCTCCCGGTACCTGGGGCTGCTGCTTGTGAACCTTCTCGCCCGCCATCAGGCTGAGCATCGACGGGTTGTCGTGGACCATCAGGATCTTGGACTGCTTCAATTCCTTCTGAGCGATCCGATCCTTGATCGCGTAGATGGCGTTGCGGTCGAGCTCGGCGGCAGCCCTCGTCTGGACGATGGCGTTCCACTTGTCCCGGACCCGGCGGACATTCTCCACGTCGGCCATCCGCCGCCCGCGGGTGGCGGTCTCGACCTGGCTGTACACCTTCTGGGCGTCCAGCATCTCCTTGTTGATCCGGGCGATCTCTTGGTCGTAGCCCAAGATCTTGGTGTTGATGACCGCTGCCGCCTCATCGAAGGCCGCTTCGATCGAGCCCCGCTGGGCGGGTGGCCGCCAGGCGGACGCCGGGCCGCCTTCCCGGATCACCCTGCCGTTGGGCAGCCGGATCTCGGGCGGAGCCGTCATCACTACGCCAGTAGAAGATGGTGGTCCGATCGCCGGTCCGAGGGTGGGCTGAGGGACAAGTGGCTTGGTGCCGGTGGCCTCGGGCAGCTGCACACCCCGCGGGCCGATCTGCTGACCGAGTTCCTCCTCCCGCAACAGCAGATCGTTGAGGTAGTTGCGGTGCTGCTCGGACAGGGTGGTGATCTCATCGACAGCTGAGCGGAGTTCCACCCCGAGCAGGCCCTGGATCCCCGACACTCCCTTGAAGGTGTCGTCGCGGATCTGGCGGGCCGCGTTCTGGACACCCTTCAGCTGGGTCCGCAGCAAGTTGGCCGCGGCATCGTTCATCCGGGTGGTGGCCACCTCATCGATGACTTCCTTGAGCGCCTCCTCGTCGTTGAAGCCACGAGTCAGCCCGGACTTCGAATTGACCAGGTGCTTGGCCCCCGCCACCACCCCGACGTCATCGGCATAGCCCAGGATGTACCGGGCCATGATGGAGTCGATGTTGTCGTCCATCATCTTGAACGGCTGATCGGGGAACAGCCGAGCGAACTCGGAGTTCCACTCATCGATGGTCCCGTTCGGGACATGGAACTTCTGGCCCATGATCGTGTAGGGCTCGTCGCGGGCAATGAGCTTGCGCTCCATCAGGGCCGGTGAGACTTCCTCGATCTCCTTGCCGATCGAGAGCTCGGACTTGAAGGCTCGAGCCGAGGGAGTCTCACCATTGATCCACTTCACGAAGTCCTGGGTCACCAGGTGGGGGATGTACTTCTTGCGGCCGTGGAAGTAGAGGCCGTATTCCTGGCCCATCTTCTCGGCCGACTCGAAGAAGGCGTTGAGCTCGGTACCGCCATCGATCTCGGCCTGCTTCATCATCGCCGTCAGGTCTTCGGCGGTGTACTTGCTGCGGAGGTTGAAGCCCTCCTGCTTGAGCCGGGCCTGCACCGTGTTGGCGGCGATCTTGTGGGCCTCGTGGCGGTTGATCACTTCGCCCGCTTCGGTGATCGACATCGACCCGCGCCCGGTGATCAGCTTCTCGTAAGCCGCGGTGAGCCCCTCGGGCGTACGCCAAGAGCGCAACCTGGACATGCCGGGAATCTTGTAGGTGCCCGCCCGGACGCCTGCCCCGAGCCTGCCCATCGCCGCATCGAGTCCCTGGGTCCCGGGGATCATGACCCCGGTCTTCTGGCCGGGCAGGCGGAAGCGCCACCCCTGGTCTTCGATGACATGCCCGGCTCGACGCAACTGGGCCCGCATGTCGTTGTCCATTGCCGAGTAGCCGTAGCGAGCCAGCTGGGAGGACACGTCTTCGCCGAAGCCCTCGGCGATCGCTCGCGACCCGGCGGAGATGCGCGCCGCCCGTCCACCCCCGGCGTGCACCGCCGAGCCACCGACGTAGGTCATCGGATCGAGCAGCACATCACCGGCCAGCCCGATCAGCCGATCAGCCCAGATGCTCCCGGTCGAGCCGACCACATCGCCGAAACCGAAGCTGGGGTCGTTGAACTGCTCAGCCCAGTCGCTGAAGCTGGCATCGCCACCGTTGATCGCGTCCACGGTTTCCTGCACCGTGGAAACCACCGCCCGCCGGGGCATGTCCAGCACGTTGAGGGCGCCCATGATGCCCTTGCCCACAGGGTTGTTCACCGCCGTACCGAGCACGCCTCGCCAACCAGCGGCTGGTGGCGGCTGGGCCTGGGCCTCGTACTGCTTGGACGCGGCCAACGCCTGGTCGATCAGCGACCCGCCTTGGAGTGGAGCCGACCCCGTGATCGGCTGGCCCTCGGGTCCGAGCAACTGCTGGGGCACCTGGGTCTCGGTCGGCTGTCCCAGCTGGGGACCAGCACCCTGGAAGCTCGGTGTCCCCCCACCGTAGGCCGGTACCTGTGGGGCACCGCCGGACAGTATGCGGTTAGCTGTCCCCGAGGTAGCCAGGCTCCCGGTTGGCCGGATCGGCTGAGCCGGGCTGTAATACGAAACCCCCGAACTGGGGCGCTGCAGGTCGCGCTGACGTACCTGAGCAATCCACTCGAGGGGGTTGGCCATCAGTACCCGGTCCAGGCCTGGGGCTGGACCCCCATCGCCATCGGCACCATCCGCCGCTGCATCAGGGCATCGGTGTAGGGCGTGCGGCCCTGCTGATTGAGGATCATCGAAGCCGCCAAAGCGTGGCCGTAGTCGGCACCGTAGAGCTCGTTGCGCGCCCCTCCCAGCTGTTCGCGCAACCCGGTGCGCTGTTCCTGCAACCCCTGGTAGACGTCCCGAGCCTGGCCGAGTGCCTTCTTCCCCTTCTTGTACGTGCGGTACTTCTCGTTGACCTCGTTGTAGAGCTCGCGCTGAGCAGGCGTGAGGTTGTCTTCACCCTCGCCCTCACCGCCGCCGGTCCCCGCCATGCCCAGGGCCCGCTTGAGCATCGAGGCAATCGTTGCGCCGGGTGCGGTGTAAGCGCCCCGGCTGACCGCGGCGGTCGTTGCCCCGGCAGGGTTGCGAGCGATCCCGCCAGCGGTGTTCAGCATCCGCAGCGGATCGATGCCCATCAGGCGACCACCCGTTTCCACGGTCCCGGTCGCGTTCACTGGACCCTCGCCCACCCGCAACGCCTTGTCGATCGCCGCCCGCTTCTGCGCCGCGTGCTTCGCCGCCCACTCCGGGGGCATCAGATCCCAATTCAGTTCGGGACCGGTCGTGGCTTCGGCGAGACCAGCAGCAGCAGCCGGGGTGCGAATCGACTGCTCGTAGAGATCCTTCGCCGACCGCCAATCTTCTTCGGCCTGGTTCACCGCCCGGCGGGTCTCGCGCATCTCCCGGCGACCGGGCCACTGGATGCCGCCAGGGAGCTCCCCGCCCTGCTGGATCGTCCGGCCCATCTGCTTGTACTCACCCTGGGCGGCGTTGTATGCCTCGTTCTGAGCAGCCCAGTCCGGGCCCATGAAGTCCGACGTCTCATAGACATCGGTCGGCATGGGCAGGCCGAACTCGGAGAACAACTCCATCGTCGGAGTCGGCTCCTCGTGGCGTTGAACGAGGATCTGGTTGCCCGCATCGTCGTAGCGGACCTCGTTGACCCCGCCTCCGCTCTCAGAGACGACGTTGCCCTCCTCGTCGTAAATCGCTGATGACGCTGGGCCCGGCTTGGGGTCTTCGTGGTAAGCGATCTCCCACATCTCGGCATCGTTCTGTGCCGTCATCCAGTCGATCGTCGGCTTCGCCCCGGGCTGGCCGAGGATTTCAAACTCGCTCTGCATCGAGGGCAGGGAGTTAGTCAACATCTGGTACTTGGCGTACTCGGGATGCTCGGGGTCTTGGCCCACGCCCTGCTCATCCCAGCCCTGGATGAGGGTCTTGATCTTGGCCATCGCCGTGGTGGATGAGCCGCCCTGGTTGATGATCTCGTCGGCCACGTAGCCCGAGAAGGTCTGCTCTGCCGCGGGCCCCACCACCGGCTGGCCAGTGTTGGGATCAAGTACCGGCTGGCCGGTGGTGGGGTCGGTGACAGGGGCCTTGCGAATCTGGCGGGAGAGGAAATCGTAACCCGGTCGAGGCACCTGCTCGTAGGTGACGGTGGGTTCCCAGGCTTCGGGAGCGAACCCGCCCGCGCCCGACAGGATCGCCGTCATCGGATCCGAGAGCATGGCGATCTGGTCCTGGACCAGGTTGGTCGCATCCTTCTCCCAGTCCAGGGCGTCTGACCCCATGGGGACGTTCTGACCGAACAGCCCGTACTGCTGTTGAGAGAAGCCGGGTTGATAGATGCCACCACCGGGAGCCTGCCCGAGCACGAAGTTCATCTGGGCCCGCTGCATCGCGGGAGTCGGACCCTCATCCCAATCCCAAGCCATCAGCCCTTCCCCTTGTTGCCCTTGCCGCCACCACCCTTACCGGCGTGGAGCTTGCCCTTCCCGAGCTTCGGCTTCCCCCCACCCTTGGCCCCGGCCTTACGCCCAGCCCGACCCGCCGGGGTGGTCGTGCCACCCCAGCCCTGGATCAGCTTGGCGATCCCACCAAAGTCGATCTTGGCCCCGGTGGAGGCACCGAGCATGTCCAACAGAGCCTGGATCCGGGTGTTTTGCAGATCGACCCCAGTCTTGTACTCGGTCGTCCGCTCGAGGTTGCGGAGATCCTGGTTCCGCATCCGCTCCTCACGGTTCCACTGCTGGCGGGTGAGCGTGTTCTGGTACTTGCGCTCGTCGGCTCGGACCTGCCAGGCCTCCTTCGCCTTGCCCCGGGCCAGATCGATCCCGGTCCCCAGGGCGAGCTCGTCGGCAGCGATCCGATTCTGCGCCTCGACCCTGTTCATACCGACTTCGGCCAACCGAGACGTCTGTTCCTCCTGGTTGGCCGCCCCGAGCACCGACAGCAGATTGCCGAAGGCGGCATCGGAGTTCTGGGCATAAGCGTTCTCGGCGTTGACCGCCTCGGCATAGGTGTTGGACAGCGGGTTCGCCCCAGTGTTCTGCATCAGCGCCTGCATCTCCCCGCGCATCACCGGGTTCGTGGCGTAGGCAGCGCTCTGGTAGGGATTGGAGTAGCCCGACTTCAGCTGCGACGACAGCTGGCTCATCTGGCGTTCCACGGTGGCCCGGTCGGCCGCCGCCCCCTGGGTCAGTCGCTGCTGCATTCGGTTGTACAACTGCCCCTGGAACGGAGAGATGTTCCGACCCCGGAACGGGGCCAAGTTCTGTCGCCGCAGATCCAGGTCGGGCGGGCGGGTCCCGAGCACGCGGAGCATGGCGTCCCACTGAGCCTGAGACATGGCCGCGGCGCCCCCGCCACCGCCACCCCAGCCGCCACCACTGCCACCCGAGCCGGGCGATCCGGGGATGCCGGGCTGCTGCTGGGCCATCGCTGCTTCGTTGGCGTTCCAGTCCCCGACGAAGGCGTGGTAGGCGCCGTAGGCATCGTCGGTCCTGCGCTGAGAAGCGGGAACGATGGATGACCAGGCATAGGACCCACGCGATGCACCCGGCATCGATGACGTCGGCACCACGCCCGTGGGGTTGTACTTCTTCGAGGAGTACAGGTCGGAGTACGAGACCATCACAAACCTCCCAGGATCTGCTTCAACGCCTCGATGTTCTGGGCAGCGAAGGCGATCTCCTTGGCCTTGGCCATCTTGATGTCAGCCAGCGCAGAGTTGCGGTCCGAGGTAAGTTGGGTCCGCTGCAGGTCGAACTGGCGGAGCTCCTCGGTCAGGTCCTGGGTGCCACGGGAGAACTCCCGCTGATAGTCACCGAGGTAGTTGCCCATCGCCTTCTGCATCACTCCGGACTGGATGCCGCCCTGGCCAATTCCCCGTTGGCCAAACTGCGCCGAGTAGGAAGGAAAGCCGCGCTGGAACCCACGGGTCATGTCGTTGAGCTCGCGCTGCCCCCGCTGCTGAGAGACGAAGCGGCCGTAGGTGTTGGCCGCCATCTGCGCGGCGTACTGGCTCTGAACACCGCGGCGCTGGCTCTCGTAGTAGCCGGGGTCGACGTAGCTGTTGGACATCACCCCACCCTGATGACGAACAAGAGCGTGAGGTAGGGCGAGACGTGATCGGCGCTAGCCGTTCCGGCGTTGGAAGTGTTGGCCGCCGAGCTACCACCCGATGAACCAGTCGATGCCCCACCGGAGCTCCCGCTGTAGCTGGGCAAGTTGACCGAGTGGTAGTGGCTGGACCCAGCCGACAGGGCGTTGGGACTCCCCTGCTGTCCGGGGATGTCGCCACCACCCGAGGTGTTGTTGACCCACAGATTGCTGCTACTCACCGAGGCACTGGATGTGTTCACGGTGCCGTGATCGTGGTTGATGGTGTGGGTGTGAGCAATCGTGTGGGAGTGCGGCATGGCGTGAGCGTGCTGAGGCACCGGCACATCCCAGGTACCACCCGCCTTGCCCACCGTGTTGAAGTTGGTCGCCGATGAGGAATACCCCACCGGGAATTTCCCCGCCAGGTTGGGCAGCATGAACGATCCACCCGAACCCCCGAAGCGGTACCCCAGCACGTCGAACAGCTTCGGGTATACCGAAGTCTGCACCGTCGCCCCGTTGCACGACGCCCATGAGCCAGCGGGAGCGACCGCACCGCCATAGGGCAAGATGATCCCGATCGGCAGGATTGCATCAACGTAGGACTTACGCACCGCGTCATCGGCCGAGAGCGGATCGCCGAACAACTGCAACGGCGCCTGCATCGCTACCGTGCCATCGCGAGTGATGACGGCGGAGTTGATGTACTGCTCGATGACGTTGTAGTTCTGCTCGACTTCGACCGCATCAGCTGGGGTCTCGTTCTCGATGTCATTGGGCAGCACGAGCATCAGCGGAACCTCCTGAGCACGATCTTCAAGATGATGGCGTCGACCCCCCACCTGTGCAGCGGGGTCGCGCCAGCCACCCGCAGCTGCAACGCCCGACACATTCCGAAGCTCGAACCCCGCCGGATCGATGCCCCCGACTTCCCCGCACCCCAAATCGTGCCGTCACCCCAGGTGAACGCACCCCAGCGAGCCTCAGCCCCAGTCGAGGGAACCTGCAGGCTGTACTGCCGCTTGGGCTGGGTCTCCTCGTAATCCCGATACGACCGCACCGCCAGCTGATGAGTGAAGCCCGTCTCGCGGCACACGAAGTCGGGCCGTCGCCAGGACTTCTTGCGAGTGGGCCATTCGGCGGTGATCCACGGAGTGCGGTACACGGTGTCGAAGGGCTCGTGGTTGATCTCACCCGTGAGCAAGATCTCGGCATCGGTATCGGTGACCAGGTAGCCCCCGGTGCTCGTCCCCAGCGAGTGTTCCTGGTGGATCTTGTCGTAGGCATCGTTGATCTTCATCAACTGGACCACGCAAGCGGTATCGGTCTCGCGGACCACCGCCAACGGATAGGGCTGGCTGTCCACGTTGGAGTGGGCCACGATCGGCCCGATGCTCCCATGCGTGGAGTGGAAGAATGTCCAGGCCCCATCGCCCACCGAGGGATCGAAGACGAACACGCCGTAGTTGTTGGCGGTCGGACCCGCGTAGTTCCACGGCAGGGTGACGTAGAGCTTGCGGCCGATCCACCCGACCCACACCAAGTCGGGATGAAGGATCTCGAAGAAGGCGCGCCGCAGCTGGATGCTGATCTCCTGAGAACGTTCACCGCCGTAGGCGTAGATCCCCCCACGGTCTGACGCCGAGAAGAAGAACACCGTGGCCTCGTTGCGGGTGATCCCCTGGGGCGAAACGGCCCCGATGGTGGATGACTTCTGAACCAACTGCCACGAATCCAGGTCGTAGCCATACAACGCCCACATCGAGTCGTTCTTGAAGATCAGCAGGTGATCCTCGTAGCTCATCATCCCGGTGATCTGTGACCCCCCGGTACCAATATCGATGTAGTCGGTCGAGGCCCAGTTATCGGGGCGGTTGGGATGCGACCAGCGCACCCGGTTGGGATGCCAGAGCCCATCCTCTTGGGTGTTGGCGGCAAACAGGTAGCCACCATGGGGCTCGTTCACTTCGGCCTGGGGGCCGACTGTCCCAGCGGGTGCGGTGTACTCGTCGTTCCACGTCGCCGAGCCACCCGGTGTCAGCGACGTCATCGTGCCGACCCCGGTCCGACGCCACATCGGCTGGGTATGGCCGACGCTGACGTACAAGTCATCGCCCCAGGCAGCGAAGTCGGCCATGTGGGGATCGGCTTCAGCGACCGGGGGCAGTGGGCCCGCAAACACCGCGTCCTCTCGGGCCCAGTAGATGCCGCCGCTCGCCGCCACGTACACCACGTCAGATCCGTCCGAGAGTTGATGGAGAAACGCCCGGCGGGGATCCCACTCCACCGTCTCGACGTCAACGATGTCGTCCTCGTTCCACCGTTCCCAGCCCAGGCGGGTATAGAAGCCACCGAGAGGATCGATGTTGATGTTGACCATCTCCGGTGACTCGTTGGGAGTCAGCTGGAACTGGTTGGAACGAAGATTGAGGCCGCCTGTGAAGTCCACCAAGTTGACGGGCTCGAGACGGTTCGGCATCAGGTCGGCAGGTTCCAGGCGAGATCGGGTGCAACGGTCCCCACCATCAGCCCCCCGTTGAGGACAAGGGGACGGTGATGGCGCGGCCCACAGATAGCCGAGCGAGCGGCAGCGAAGGAGGCCTGCCACCGCTTCATGTAGACGTCTTCGAGAACTTCATCTTCCTGCTGGGCGTAGCACAGAGCGATGGCGTAGTGGGCCAGCAGGATGTGCAGCCGAGGGTCAGCATCCACTTCGGCGCTCGATCCCTGGGCGACCCAGTTGGTCGGTTTGCGGTACCCGCGAATACGGAAGTTCGTCGTCACGTCGGGGTAGGGCCGGGGCCACAGGCTGATGGCATTGCCCCAGATCGAGTAGTAGACGGGAGCATTCGAGGTGGCATCGGTTCCGGTGAAGCGATCATCGCCCATCTCGGGAGCGATCTGGATCAGCCGGATGTTCTCGGGCAGCTTGATCAGGCTGATGATCTGGTTCTCGTCACACTCCGCGGGCAGAGCCACTAGGTCGGCATCAGGGGTGTTGGCCACCTCGAAGTAGGTCTCGAAGAATGGCCACCGCCGCTCCATCGACATCGTGCGCAGGTAGGCCTCGTGGAGGTAGGAGTCCAACAGGGCGTTGGGGAGCTCCTCCTCGTCCATGTCCAGCTGGACGCGGATGTAGTCGCGGAGGTTCTGAAGGTTCACTCATCCTCCGCGGGTCGATGGAAGACGCACCACTCCGTGCCCCGCACTCGGTAAGCCCGGCAGGTGTTGTTCTTCCCCCGGCACATGAACTTGCGGTCCTCCTTGCCGTACCGCGGGTTGTACGGAGCGGTGGAGAGGAAGGCCGGTGTCGACGTCGGCGATGTCGCGTTTGCCGTTGTCGACCCGGCCCTCTCCCCAACCATCTGATTGGCCGTCACGCCCTGATCGCTGGCGCGGTCGGTGAACCCGTACGGGCCAACGTCGCTCATGACGAGTCCTTTCAGCGCTGAAACGATTCCTACGGAGCCGCCGACACGTTCGTGAGCTTGAACAGCCGACGCCGCTGCCGGGTGGTGAGGTTTCCGTAGGTGGTGATGAAGCTGTACCGGGCATCGACGCTGGATGCCACGCCGGTCGTCGCGTTGGCCGACGCCATGTTCCCCGACAGACCCTTGGAGAACGGGGTCTGGGCGAAGTTCCGCTGGGAGTGGATGACCAGTCCGACGTACTTGGAGTTGATCCCGTAGACCACTCCCACCGGGCAGTCGAAGTCCCAGTAGATCGGCGTCTGCTTGAACAGCAGGTTCATGAAGCCGAGGTTCGCCGTCTTGGTGTCGGTGTAGCGGACCTGCGGGGTGAGCGTGGACTCGTAGAACTCGTACACGCCCTGGCCGGTGAACATCGCATCGATGCGATCCGACCCGGAGTCC